GCTAAAAACCTTGACTGGGACGCCGGGGATACGTTAAGCGTTACGTGGCAGATTATAGTTCAATGAGGCTTTTATCTTTGATTTTTAGGAGGGAGAGGAATGGCAACTCTAAATGAGCTGTATGATAAGCTTAATACTCTTAAAGAAGAGGGTAAAATCGTGGAGTGGAAGACTATAAGAGATAACGGAGAGATAGTGATAATTAACATCGGCTATCCGACAGATGAAGATGTTGTAAACTATGAGAATGTAGCGGTTAGGGTTTACAACAGGGGCACAGAAAATGAGTTTATCCGATGGGAAAAGAAGAAACCAACTATTGTTATGGAAGAAGTTCCTACTCAATTTGAGGAATATATCGAAAGCAAGAAAGCACAGATTTTACAAGACTTAAAAGAAAAGTACAATACGATTAAGTTAATTGGTTTTAATATAAATAAAGATAGAGAATATGTAACGGTTAGAGCTTTTGTTGACAACGGTGATAATACGATTTCAGAAAAAGAGTTCGTGGTGATATTCGACGAGAGCGGGAACTATAAGATTTACGAGAAAGCTTAGCGGTGATTCACAATGAGCTGGCTGAGTGGCTGGACTTACAGAAGAGCAGTTACGATAACAGAGCAGTCGGGAAGCACGCTTACGGATTATCAGGTTAGGATAGAGCTTAACTCTTCTAACTTTGATTTTTCTAAAGCCAACACCGATGGGAGTGATATAAGGTTTACTGAAGATGACGGAACGACGTTACTTAATTACTGGATTGAAAAGTGGGACGACGCTAATGAAGAGGCTGTGATTTGGGTTAAAGTTCCCTCGATTCCAGCGAATTCTGATGTTACGATTTACATGTATTACGGCAACCCCTCAGCGGTGAGCGAGAGCGATCCCGAGGCAGTTTTTGAATTCTTTGATGACTTTGAAGGGTCAAGTTTAGACACGAGCAAGTGGGGGCAATCAGGTGGAACGGTAACAGTCGAGAACGGAATACTTAGTGTTGTCAGTGGCACATCGGGGACTTGGGCTTATGTATATAGTATTGATACATTTGAATACCCAATTGTTTTGAGAATGCGAGTGAAAATAGATGAGGCAAACCCAGGAACGGCAGGACACGGTAAAATAGTAGGGTTTGTGAATTTGCATGTAACGTCAGATTATGATAGAGCGGCGTTCGTGTGGGCCTCAGCCGCAGGAGAAAGCCAAATTAGTACAGGAAACGAGGGAGTGGCAACAAACACAGTTGTGGCAGAAAGCTGGGCAAATTGGTTCACGGGTGAAATCGTGTGGGCTTCGACGTCAAGTGTCAAATTCCGCAAGGATGATATTTTACTTGGAGAACACACAACAAACGTACCAAACCAGCCAATATATGTTGAGTTTAATACGATGGGAGATGGCTATGTATATGCTGACTGGGTAGCAGTCCGCAAGTATGCCGAGCAAGAGCCAACCGCCAGCGTGGGGAGCGAGACTTGGGTTTCTACTATAAGCGGAACAGTTAAACTACCAGATGGAACGCCTGTTGAAGGAGCGACGGTCATATCGATTAGGGAAGATACGTTTGAAATTGTAGATATAACAACTTCGGAAAGCGACGGAAGTTACACTTTAGTAGCGGTTGGAGGAGTAAATAATACAGTAATTGTAATCCCATCAGCGGAAGACCAGAACGGCGATATTAAATGCCATATCCAGCCGACATGAGGTGTTTAAATGGCTTATACTCCTCCATCGTCAGATAACGTTGAATTGGTAATTAAAACAGGGTATACTCCGCCGGATAGTTCAAATGTTGAGTTAATAATTTCAGTTGGAGGGGTAGAATATGTTATCTCTCTTTCAGATGAAATACAATTAAGTCACGCCGATAAAAAAGATTTAAGCCTCTCTCCAAAAGAAATATTAGCTTTGATTGATAACTTACGCTATCACTCTGTCCTAATTAAACTTTTAAGCGACGATGTCTTGCTAAATGAAGGTATAGCTAAGCAAGTAGAGTTACTTAAACTTTTAAGTGATGATATACTGTTATACGAAACTACAGATAAGCGGGCTGATTTGTATAATACTATACTTAATTCGATTAGCATAAGCGAGAGCAAAAGAGATAAAATCAGCCTCTCCCTTAGCGATGTGCTTACTTTAAATGAGCTGTTATATTACGCATCGGCATTTTATGAGCTGTTGCAAGATAGTATAGGCACGCAGGAGAACTTTAATGCCGGGTTTTTAATCAGGCTGATAATTAGCGATATAATTTCGATAAGCGAGCAGTTAAACCTGCTTATCGGTGTAAATCCGAGAGATAGCTTATTTACTCTTGAAAAAGCTATTTATGATATTAATACTAAATTAAAAGAAGAAGTCAGCCTAAGCGAAAGTGCCGAAGTCAAAAGAGCATTGCTGGCGTTATTAAGCGAGGTAATAACTCTTAATGAGGCAGTCAGCTATGTATATGTTGCTGTTATGGAACAAAAAGAAGTTTTAGGCTTATCGGAAAAAACAATAAACCGCTTGAAGTTAGCGTTATCCTCTACACTCGCTTTAAGTGAGGACTTAGTTAAAAGCTTAAGCATTCTCTTCACCGATAGTGTGACCCTTGCCGAAGTAAGCAAGCTAAGTTTAGTCGCATCGCTGATTACAGATATATTACTAAGTGAAAACATTAAAAGAGACACGAAAATAAAGATTTTATCTTTATTAGAGATAGACGAGAAGGTTATTCCATATGTAGGCCTCATCCCTCACGAGGAAAGGTTACTCTATTCGCTAATCATCCTCTCAAAACTGCTTAATTCAGATATCGCCACGCTTAAAGAAATATGCTCGCTAATAAAGGAAGAAGAGGAGGCATCATCTGGAATTAAAAGAGAGCTGAATTTATATTCTCTGATTAAGGATAAGGAGGAAGTATAATGAAGCTGAATTTGGGGAGATTATTTAAGCGGAAGCAGGCTTTAAGCCCGCCTGTTGAACTAAGAAAATCACAGGTATCGACTGTAGAGCAGACTATTTTATCCACCGCTATAAGCAGGCTAAGTCCGGAACTTATGGTTTTGTGTGAAAACGCTTACCTAAGCGAGCCGCTGACGAGGAAAGGAATTCTTAAAAGAAGCCACGATACCTTTGAACGCTGGCTAAGAGTAGAAAGTGAGAATGAAAGAGTAGGAGAAATTTTCGCTGAGCTTGAAAAGAGGACAGACTTAAAGAATATGCTTATCGACCTGCTTAAAAATGCTATGATATACGGCGTCGGCTACCTCGAGATTGTCTATGAAAACGATACTAACCCCGCAAGCGAAGAGCCGCCCCAGACAAGGATTATCGGTCTCGAACTAATTGACCCGAAGACGATTTTTCCCGTCTATCAGGCCGACCCGAGCAAGGAAGACTACGGTGAAATACTATACTACCAGCAAGAAATTAAAGCCATGCCTAACCGGGTGATTAAGCTCCATCCGGGCCGTATTATAGAATTTAAGTATGATACGTTAGCCGATGGAAGAAGGCCAGTTGGCGTTGTAGAGCCGATGTTGCACGTAATCGAGGCGAAAATAGCATTAGACAAATCAGCCGGGAGAATTCCAAAGAAGGTGGTAAGCCAAATCATAACGGCAACACTAAAGGGAGACGGCGTTACACAGCAGCTATTAGATGAGTGGGCTAAAGCTTTTGCTAAGATGGAAGATGTAGGGAGGTTTGTAACTCCCGAGATGGTAGAGGTGGATGTAAAGGAAGGTGGTAAAGCTCTCGATATAAAGCCCTACTCCGAGCATCTTATCTATCAGATAGCTGGTGGAGTTGGTGTTCCTTATACTGTGCTTTTGGGAGCTGGAGCGGGAACGCTAAGCACAAGCGAGACTAACTTAAGAGATTATTACTCTGACTTAAGAGACCTACAGGTTAGATTTACGCCTATCATTAAACGCCTGCTCGACTGGGAGTTAGCCGTCGAGGGAGTGAAAGCTGAGTATGAAATCATCTGGAATGAAATTTACGCTGATGAAAAGAGCGAAGCGGAGATTTTAGCCACGAGGGCGAGAGCAATAGATTTACTCATGGCAAACGGAATAATAAGCACAAACGAGGCGAGAGAGATTCTGGGTTTAGAGCCTTTGCCCGAGTTAGAAGAGGAATCGGCCTCTTTTGGGCCGAGGATAAGAGGAGGCAGATACGCACATGGCTAATGAAAGCGAGCTCGATTATATTTTCAAGCAGATGGAGTTAGCGTTAGAGGAAGCGGTTAATAAAGCTTATTCGCTTAGCAAAGAGCAGATTAGAAAGGCCTATGAGAAAGGTAATAAGGCCGGAAATGTGGACTTGAAATCAGTTGGCATAAGCTTCGAAATCCCGCCTGATCCGAGTCCGCTTGAATTGATATGAAAAAAGAGATAAAGCGAGTGATTAGAGACGGCCTTGTGAACGGAAAAGGAACAAGACAAATAGCTAAAGATTTAAAGCATGTCTTTGATGCTCGTAAATGGCGTTTAAATGCCATAGCAAGGACAGAGACAATGAGAGCGAGCAATTATGGGAGATATGAGGCATGGAAGAAGAGCAGAGTAGTGGTGGGCAAAGAATGGGTTACCGCTTTCGATGATAGGACTTGCCCCGAATGTGCCGCTTCCGATGGAGACCAAGCTCCGTTGGAAAAGCCTTTCCGCAACGGCGTATTAATGCCACCACTCCACCCTAACTGCCGCTGCACAGCTGTTCCAATTATAGATAGAAATTTAGCCGGGCTGAAGAAAGGCCGTTACGATGATGAAAAGAAATATATTAAGCCAAAGCGGAGAGAGTTAAGAGTTAAGTCAATCGAGGCAGCTTACGCTAAGCTTTTGCTTTCCACGTTTAGAGATGCGTTTAAGGAGATTATCGCTATTTGGGAGCGATACGGGAGGCTTTTATCATGACCGGCACGGGCATCTTTCTAATCAACTTCGATAAAATCACAAAGAAAGTAAAAATGGAAAAAGAGCTGAACAAAGCAGTTGAACGAATAGCTTTCCTTATCGAGGGCGAAGCAAAGAAAATCTGCCCAGTGAGGACAGGCCGTCTGAGGGCGAGCATCCACACGGGGAAGATAGAGGACGGCGTTTATTATGTGGGCACAAACGTCCACTATGCTCCTTACGTTGAATTCGGCACTCGGAAGATGGCTGCACAGCCTTATCTCAGGCCAGCAGCTAAGAAAGTAGTTAGTCTGGTTAAGATGAAAGGAATAAAAGCTTTCATCGGGTGATGTGAATGGGAATTATAGATAAGAAGGATAAAGAAGAATGAAGGTGAGAGACCTTAAAGAGGAAATTAGAATTATGAGAGAAGAAATAAAAAGGAGGGATAAATGACGGCGAAGCAGAAATTAATCTTTGCTCAAAGGATAGAAAAAGGCGAACTGCAGAGAGAAGGCAGCATTGTCCGACTACCGCTTTCGACAATCCTCACGGAAGGAGAGCACAACGGAATTTTATTTTTAAGAGAAGAAATCGAAAAGGCAAAGTTCCCAGATGTTTTCCCACTGACGCTTAACCATTCAAGAGATATAGAGGATGAAGTTGGCTGGTGGGAAAGCCCACGAGTAGAAGCTGGCAAATTAAGAGCTATCCCAGTGATTAACCTCGAGACGGCGAAGGGAGAAGCAGCTTTGGGCTATGTAAAGAATAGACTCCAAGCTGGATTAGTCCCGGAGGTCAGCGTCGAGGTATGGGTAACGATAGACCAAGACGACGATGGAAGAAAAATAGCGAGGGAGTTAGAGATAGATAAGGCGTCCCTCGTCGATAGAGGGGCATGCGGCCCGGAAAAGGGCTGTGGAATTGGATTAGAAAAAGAGGAAAAAGGAGGGATCGAATTGGGAGTAGTCCCGAAACATCCATGGAGGTATGGCAAAGATGCAGAGGCAAGCTGGAGTAAGCCAAGTCTCGGCGATTTTACTTCTAAGAGCTGGGGAGAGCTAAGCGACAGCGAAAAGAGGAACATAGCAGGCCACTATGCTTGGACTCCGCAGAATCCACCAGAGCGGTTTACTGACTTAAAACTACCACACCAGGCTGCTTTACTCGGAGCAAGAGGAGGCGTTGATATCCCAAGCGGGGACAAAAGGGCAGTTTACAACCACTTGGCCGCTCACTATAAAGAGTTTGATAAAGTCCCACCGAAAGTTACTTTCTCCGAAGATGGAGAAATAATAGAGGTGTTGTGGATGGAGGAAGAAGATAAGAAAGAGTTTGAGCAGAAAGAAGAAATGCAGGATGAAGCAAAAGAAGCAAAAGAGATGCAAAATGAAGCAAAAGAAAAAGTGGAGAAAGAAACTCCTTGCAGCGAGGAAATAGAAGCTTTGATTAAAGCGAAAGATGAGGAAATAGCCGAGCTTAAAGCTAAAGTTGAAGAGCTTACTGTAAACTACCGTAAACTCGAAGAGCTTTACGCTAAAGCAGAAGAGCAGATAAAAGCTTATGAAGAGAAGGAGAGAAAAGCTCTTATCGACGAAATCAGAAAATACAATCCAGGAGGGATTAAGGTTCTTTCTGGGCGTAAGTCTTTGGTTATTTCGCCCGAAGAGGAGAAAAAACCTGAGGAAAAATATGAGGAGATTTTGAGAAAAAAGGTTAAGGAGTTAATGAGGAGGGATTGAGAAATGGTAGATGTAGCTAAACTACAAAAGGAGTTTGAGGAGCTGGCTAATACAACCACAAGCGACATAAGTGCTATTATAAAGAGCGAGGTTTTCGCTAAGCTTATAGTGGAAGAAGCTACTAAAGGCAGGCTTCTGGCCGGCGTTATCGCCGCATCACAGGAAGACCTAAGCAAAGGAGACGGTGATACTGTAAAAGTAAGAGTATTCCCAAAGATAGCCGTCGCTCAGACCGCAGAGGGGGCAGCTAACGAGGCAGCAGCTTATAAGCCTTTCGCTTCTACCGTGACTATTAACAGATACAGCGTTACCGTTCCTGTTACAGCCGAGAGCCTCTATGAGGCAAGCGTTGACCTTCAAGCACAGATAGTAAGTGCCATCGCTAAAGGATGGGCCGACAAAATGGATGAAGTTATAGTAAGCAAGCTCGACCTTGGAGCTGCAACCGGTACAAGCTATACTCCTGCCGCTAAGGCAGAACTCGCTTCAGCGGGAGACCTCAGCGACGTTTACGAAAAGATAAAGGACGCAAGGGATGAGCTTAGAAAGAAGGGCTGGAAGCCCGATGTTCTCGTTTGCGGCTACGACGTGGCCCAACAACTCATAGCCGAATATGAGAGCAACCTTAACAGGAAAGTCATCCAAGTGGACGAGGACGGCAACCTAAAGAGCGTCTACGGCCTTAAAGTAATAGTTACTCCATTCGCCCCGTCAGTTAGTGCTACAGTGGATGAAGTTGTAGCTGTAGTCCTCGATTCAAGCGTTGCAGTTGTTGAAGCGAGAGGTATGCCTGCTAAATTCGAGGAGAAGAGAGAGCCAGAGTACGACCTTTACAAAGAAGTCTTTAACGCCTACTGGGGCGTTGATGTCGTAAAAGCAGACCTTGACGGAGACACTACAGCAGAGGCTATTGGTATTGCTCAAATATGTAACCCATCTGGAGCATGATGGCCCTTTAGTTTTTTCTTTTCCACTTTGAATTAATTTTAAGGAGGGACAGCGATGCTCTATGGAGATATATTAAGCATCAGGGCATTAACAGGACTTACAAGCGAAGATGTAAGCAATGAAGATATTAATCAAGTAATGCAGTTAGCTAACCGCATCGTTTTAAATACAATACAGATAAGGGTTACAAAAGAACACTCACGGCAGATAGGGAGCGATAGAACAGTTTACCAAACGACATATTATCCCCTCGCTGATACTGACGGGGACGGGCAGGTAACGGCTAACGATATTAAAGTAGAGGCCTTAAACCCGGTCGAAAGCTTTGATATGTGGCGAGAGCTTACTATTAGTCAGATTAACGCTGATTATGGCTTAATTAAGTTAGCCGAAGCTCCGGCTAATGGAGAGCGAGTATTTATAACTTACGCTTATATCCCGAAGTGGGTAAAAAAAGAAGATATAGATGATTTAGTGAACTTGCTAACCGCTCATATTCTCACGTTGAGGCTACAGAACCCAGACACGATAGCGATAACGGACTTGGGAGCTAATGAGCTGATAGTAAAGAAGCAGGAGACTAAATTTTTAGAAGTATATAAACTTAAGCTGCAGACTTTAATGAGCATTAAAGCAATGCGGAGTGTAGAACTATGACTGACTATAGAGCGAAATTAAAAGAGCTGTTTCAGAATATTACTTATACTGATAAGTATAATTCTCAGAAGAATATTAATATCTATTATGAAGAAGACGTTACGGAGGGAAAAGCCCGTTTTAAGACTCCTGCTCTTATTATCCGGGGGTTAAGACAGCTAATTGATCCGGCCGATATCGGCTGGAACATATATGCAGAGCTCTATGAAATCGACGTTAGTTTATACTTAAAACTAAGAAGCGATAATTATACTGCCGGGACGGCAAGAGAAGAAATAACTAACCAGATTATAGATTTGGCGAAGCAGAATAAGGAAGGGTTTACGCAGGGAGATATTTACCTAAAACTCACTGAAATCAGAGATAGGAATTATTTAGAAGAAGTGGGAATTTTAAGGCGTGATTTTAGTTTTGAAATTTATAAGGAGGGTTGAAAATGGCGAACCAGTGGATTAAGATAGGAAATATAAGTGGAGGAGACGCATATATAGGCCTAATAGCGAAAGAAGACGATTTAACTATCGAAAAAGGCACAGAAGAAGAGTATTACATTCATTCAGTCCACCCAATAGAGATCAGAGACGCAAAAGTAGCCCCGTCTGGGAGTATAACTATCCCTCTTAAGCCAGAGGATGGCCTTGACGAGCTGTTATATGCCTTTTTCGGAGAAGTAGCTACAGCTGACAACGGGGATGGGACTTACACTCACACTTTTACAGTAAAAGAAAAAGATATCCCTGAATTCGAGATAATCAAGAACATAGGCAGCATTCAAGAGAAATATACTGGCTGTAAGGTCAGGAGTATAGAGATTTCAGCTAATGCAAGTGGAGAATTTGAGGTAACGGTTGAAGTCGTAGCAAAAGATGGGCAGCAAACTACAGGTGAAAGCGAAGGAGTTTATACTCTATCTAAGACTATGAAAGTAACTTCCTCTTCAATTACATGGGGAGGAAGCGAGTACGGCATCGGGGCAATTACGCTCACGCTCGAAAGAGACTTGGCAGAAGATGGATTTTACCTAAACAGTGACGCTGGGAGGTCTGCTATTCCGGAAGGCAACTTTAAGGCGACTGCTAAACTTGATGTATTGGTAGATGATGTAACGTTTATCCAAGACTTTCTGGCTGGAACTTCTAAGGCCTTAGCTGTAACTTTCCAGAATGCAGACGGGCACAGCTTAGTGATATACTTCCCGGCAGGAGTAATTACTTCAAGGTCTAAATCAACTGATGTAGGCAAACAGCTGTTAGTTGAAGAAGTAGAGGTTATCGGGTTGGATGATGGAGTAAACGGCTCAGCTTATGCAGAGCTAACAAATACAATTGCTTCATACCCGAGAACTTAATCTCTTATCTTTAATTTTATATAAAAGAGGTGAGTAAAATGGAAGTAGAGATTAATGAAAAAAAATATATAGCTAAAGAACCAAGCGGGTATCAGTTGCTAAAATTTACTGAAAAGTATATGGATGAAAGCGGAGAGGTAAAAGCTGATATTTCTAAGGCAGACATGATTATAGAACTAATTAACTTAATTTTTGGAATCCCGGAAGAAGAGATAAAACAGTTGAAATGGAGCGAGCTTCAAATCCTAAATGAGAAAGCGAACGCTTACCTGCAAAGCTTATTCGAGGATAAGCAGGAAAAAAAGTAAAATTAATAGCACGGCAACTTTTGAAAAATAAACCTTACTTTTTTGTTGGCTCTAATTCAGACGCTTTTGCTATTTCTCTAAAATTACAGGCAGTTATAATCGCTAAATACTTTAATATTTCGCCAATAGAAGTTTTAAGCTGGCCTTATTCTGAAATGCAGGAAATCTTAGCTTTAATCGATGTAATTAATGAAGCGGAAAGCGATAGTAAAAAGAGAGATAAGACGGTTTATGATTTAAAAGAAATAGAAGGCGAGAGAAATGGCAGATGAGATATTAAAAGTTGTTATTGCAGCTCAAGATCAAGCATCGGCTACTATTAAGAAGATAGCAAATAGCTTATCTGATTTAAAAACAACTGCTGTTTTAGCAGGAGCAGCGTTAGGAGTATTAACTTTAAAGAAGAGCATAGACGAATTTACGGACTTTCAGTCCGCATTAAAACAGTCAGTCGCTATTATGGGCGATGTAAGTAAAGAAATGGAAGAGGCCTTAGCGAGAAAGGCTTTAGATATAGCTAACAGCATGGCAGTCTCGCAGGAAGAAGTAGCGAGGGCTTATTATTACCTCGCTTCGGCTGGATTGTCGGCTAAAGAGAGCATAGAAGCAGTTACAGATGTAGCTAAATTAGCCGTTGCGGCCCACATGGATATGGCCGAAGCCACAGATATAGCCGTAAATACTATGAAATCCTTTGGGCTTACAGTTGAAGAGCTGACGAGAATAAACGATACTCTTATTGCCACAGTTACGAAAAGTAACACGAACTTACAGCAGTTAGGCGAGGCTATGAAGTATGTTGCTCCCTTTGCTCACCAAGTTGGATGGTCCTTAGAGGAAGTCTCCGCTGCATTGGGTATTTTGGCAGATCATAGTATTAAGGCAAGCCAAGCTGGAACTGGATTAAGACAAATGATAGCCCAATTAGTTGATCCTACTGATGCCGCTGTGGAAGCAATAGAAAACCTTGGACTTAAAGTAGAAGACCTTAATCCAGAGGCTCATAGTTTATCAGAAATCCTTCAAAAGTTAAGTGATGCTGGGGCTACAACATCAGATATAATGAAAATATTTGGTGTAAGAGCCGGTTCAGTGATAGCTGTTTTAATGCAAGAAGGAGCTCCTGCGTTAAGAGAATTTACAAATGAATTAAGAGAATCAGCAGGAATAACTGATGAAGTTAGGAGAAAACAGGAAGAGGCCTTTGGCGAGCAGTTAAAGATTTTAATGAACAACTTAAGAAGTATAAAGATAACCATCGGCTCGGTTGTTGTACCTGCCCTTAACTCTTTACTTCAACCTCTTTTAAGCCTCCTTCAATCATTTAATAGTCTTCCTGCTCCTATACAAAAAACAGCTGGGACTCTAATCGCTTTAGCCTCCGCATTTATGGTTGTTCTCGGAGTAGTAAAAGTCATTTCTGGCGTTACTGGGCTTTTAGGACTAAGCGGAGCAATAGGCAGTGTTACTGGAGCAATAAGTGGATTATTACCTATTTTAGGAGCATTAGCGGGAGCAATAAGCCTTCCTGCTTTAGCTATCGGTGGACTAATCGCCGCTATCGGGCTGTTAGTCTTTAACGTCGGAGGAGCAAGGGATAAGTTAGTAGAGTTCTTAGGCCTTATTAAAGACGCTTTTGTATGGACATTCAACCAGATAAAAGAGAAAATAACCAACTTTGCTTCTACTGTCTTTAACTACGCCTTGAATATAGGAAAATCAATCATAAGCGGGATAAAGCAAGGCCTTTCTAACATCTGGAATATAATCAAAGAATCTTTAACTAGCCCTATCGAAAACGCAATAAACTGGATTAAGGAAAAGCTAAAGATAGGAAGCCCATCAAAAGTTTTCGAGGATATTGGGCAGAGCATAATAGAAGGCTATAAAGTCGGCCTCGACACAGCGAGAAAAATTAAGCCCGTCCTCCCAGCCCCGCAGATAATACCAAAACCTGTCCCTATGCCGGCGGGAGGAACAGCACCTGCCGGCCAGCAGGTAATAATTAAGCTCGAAGGGGTAGCAATAAGAGAGGATAGAGACATAGACAGGCTCGCCGAGGAAATAGAAAAGAGGCTGGGGAGGAAGCTTAAATGGTAGATTACACTACCTCCATTACCGAGAGTATTTCTTTATCAGAGGCTCTTTCTTTTGCTCTTTCTTCTAATCTAAGCGATAATGTATCAATTCAAGAAAATATATTAAATTTACAGGAAATTTTAAGTAAAAAATACGCAAGACCTGTCTTTCGGTTCTATTTAGACGGAGCAGAAAAGGGGATTAAGAGCATAAGGATTAGAAAGGACTTAAATGGAGTAACAGAGGCTATGCTAACGACCTATGATAACACGATAACAGAGGACGATATATTAAAGCCTGTTGTTATTGAATTAACAAACACGCAAGATAATACCACGATAACGATTTTCAGGGGCGTATTAATCGAAGTTGAAGAAAATAAGCCCGATAAAGAGATTAAACTGACCTGTCGAGGATTAGATTATTATCTCGAAAATGATTTATTCATACAGTATGATTCTGAAACGCAAACTATAAACGGCGTTTTTGAATATATGCAGGCGAGAGCCGACGATATAGCGAGAGATATATTAAAAGATACGCCTTTCTCCCTCGTGGAGTGTCCCACTACTAAAATAAGCTTAAAATTCGATTATGAAAACAGATTAAGGGCTTTACAGCTAATAGCCGAAATTTTAAATAAAATTCTCTGGATAGATAGTGATTACGGCGTTCACATTGGGGCTAACTCCGGAAAGTTCGAACTAAGCGAAATAACTTCAAAGAGGCTACTAAAGAGCGGAGAGGATACATATAATAGGATAATCGTAATAGGAGGGAACGATGGAGAGGGAAAAGTGCCCATCGCCATTGCAGAGGATCTCCAGCTGATTTCACAACAAGGAGTTAAAGCAAAGAAGTTTACGATAACACAGATAAGAGACAAAGAAACGGCGTTGTTGCTCGCTAAGGCTTATTTAGATACCTACAAAAAGATAAACTATGAGCTGGCCGTAAAAATCCCACCTAAATGGAAGAATTACCTAGTTGATATTGGAAACGTTATAACTGTGGATGGAGTAGATTACATAGTATCTTCACTGGAAATAAGCGATGAAGACATAACTTTAGAAGCCACTCCGATTAGGAGCTTTATTAACTTAAAGAACTACTTAGAGAGGCAGATTAAACAGATAGAAACGGCATCAAGCTCGAGCACGTTTTATAACGAAAGCCCGTCTGTCCTGAATGCATATGAGATTTTAGACCTCGATACTGCTTACTATGGAGGAAGCACGCCGAAAACAATAGAAACGAATGATAGTAATACATATACTATCTTAAGCGTTATGCACTTCTTTATCCCGGAGAACTTTACCCCTAAAGAGGCAGAGCTTAAACTCCGCTGGTTTGGAGATGAAAGCCCGATTTCATTTAAAGTGGTAGTAAACGGCGATGTTTACGACCTCACAAGTGATGGAACGGCGGATGATGGAGATATGCTTTATACAGTGTCAATTGGGGCCTCTTCTTTAAAAGCTGGCTGGAACGATATTTATTTTGTACAAGGAGGAAGCTAAAATGGTTAAGCGGCTAATAGCGGAGTTAATAATAAAAGGAGCATTAAGGGAAATTCCGGGCGAGGATGTGAGTATTTATAAACTCTTAGCCACATGGGCAAAAGCTTATGGTGGAAGTGGTGATGATACTGCCACGGCAGTTGCTATCGCAGAAAATGGAGATATAATCGTGGCAGGATATACTTACAGCTTTGGAGCAGGAAGTGCTGACTTCTGGGTTATCAGATTAGATGAAAATGGAAATGTAAAGTGGCAGAAAGCTTATGGTGGAAGTGGTGATGATACTGCCACGGCAGTTGCTATCGCAGAAAATGGAGATATAATCGTGGCAGGGTGGACTAGCAGTTTTGGAGCTGGAGGTGATGATTTCTGGATACTAAGATTAGATGAGAACGGTAACATAAAGTGGCAAAAGGCCTACGGTGGTGGCAGTGACGACCGTGCTATGGCAGTCGCTATTGCAGGAAATGGAGATATAATCGTAACTGGAAGGACTAGCAGTTTTGGAGCTGGAAACTACGACTTCTGGATACTAAGATTAGATGAAAATGGTAACATAAAGTGGCAAAAAGCTTATGGAGGGAGTGGTTATGAAAAAGCTGAAGCAGTCGCTATTGCAGAAAATGGAGATATAATCGTAACTGGAAGGACTAGTAGTTTTGGAGCAGGAAGCGATGATTTCTGGATACTAAGATTAGATGAAAATGGTAACATAAAGTGGCAAAAAGCTTATGGAGGGAGTGGTTATGAACTACCCGCTACGGTTGCTATCGCAGAAAATGGAGACATAGTTGTAGCAGGGTGGACTGATAGTTTTGGAGCAGGAAATGAAGATCTCTGGATTATCAGGTTGGATGGAGACGGTAACATAAAATGGCAGAAAGCTTATGGTGGGAGTGGTTATGAAGAAGCTGAAGCAGTCGCTATTGCAGGAAATGGAGATATAATTGTAGTAGGATGGACAGATAGTTTTGGAACTGGAAATGAAGCTTTCTGGGTATTGAGGCTAGATGAAAACGGTAACATAAAGTGGCAGAAAGCTTATGGTGGAAGTGATTCCGATGGAGCTGAAGCAGTCGCTATTGCAGGAAATGGAGATATAATTGTAGTAGGATGGACTTATACTTTCGGAGCTGGAGATTATGATTTCTTAGTACTAAGTCTGGATGAAAACGGTAACATCTCCGCAGGCACTCTTTCTGTTACAGACACAAACTGTACAGTAACCGATACAAATTGTACAGTAACTGATACTAATTGTACTGTAACGAATACAAACTGCACAGTAACCGAGACTAACTGTACTGTAACAGAAACAAACGCTATAGTGACGGAGTTATGAATGATATAAAATTCAATCTAAAAAAACGCTGGCAGAAACGCCTTCCGCTCTGGATAGTTGGGCTTTTAGTTTTTATTTTCCTTTTAAAGCATGAGCTTATTTTCGCTCTCGCTTGGGTAATAATCTTTATCCTTATCGACGAAAAAATAAAAAGCAGGAGGGAGAAAAGGTGATTTTCCCGGACATAGAGGATAAAGACTTAGCTATGATTTGTTTAACTATTTTGGGAGTTTTACTATTAGTTTACTCTCCAAATGAAGCGATGTGGTTAATAGAATTAATTATCGTCGGCATTTTGGCCCTGGCTGGAGAGAGGAGGATAAAGAATAGATAGAGTATCAAAAATCAAAACTTTTTTATAAAAACGTTTGGAAAAATGACACTTGATTTTAGATATAATCATCATTATATCTAAAAAATAGAAAAAAACTGTTCAAAAGGTATAAGCCACAAAACAATCTCCTTCATCAACGAATGTGTTAAACTTCTTCTCAAGATTATAGACTTTTAAAACGTCTTCCTCTGTTTCTGCATTATCAAGAACTTTGTAAAACTCTTCCTCGTCGATATCTTTAATTTCTTTAACGCACTGCTTTGGAATCCATTTCCTTCCTATTTTAATTGCTTTCTCTGTCTCTTTTTCTATATTACTCCATATAACTACCTCTTTATTTCTGTATTCCTTCTTTGCCCACCAACCACCAACAACAACCATCTTCATCTTTCTCAACCTCCTCTATTAATTTCTTCATTATTATATACGCTTTCATCCTATATAAACTTTTCTATAACCAAAAGTTTAGAACCTTTATATCCACAAAATCAACAACTGTTTAAAAAATAAAAATTGATTTATAAAGAAGTTAACAAAAATTAGACAAAAAAAGAAAGATCAACTCTGAAAATTCACTCCTGTATCGAAGCCTATAAGGAAGGCCCGTACTTCCCCGTAGCTTTTTGCGACAAAGATTATTTTCTCGCCTCTCTTTATCAGATACGCTCCTGCCTTTACTCGTTCCAGATCGAGGCCTCTGTATGTCAGTTGCTGTTTATAGAAGTCAAATACTTTAGTAGAGCGACCCATTTAGTTCCCTCCTTTTTTTAATAGTAGCTTTTTACGCTTAATTGGTTCATAATCGTCGCATTTTCCATTTTCGTCGATTTCAATACCGTCAAGTGTGCAGTAGCCTCTCTTATCTCTAAATTTACAGTCTTTTTTATAACATTTAATCGCCACGCTCATCACGCTCCTTTCTTGGCTCAAAATATCCACAGCTACGGAAGGGAAAAGTTCCATGAACAAAGTTCTCTCTTTCGCAATATCCCCTCCACCCATCCGCAAATGAGGCTTCTTTGAAGTATTTACAATTCTTACAAACTTTCTCTTCAGCCACGCTCATCACGCTCCTCTAGCTGAACATAAACTACATACATACTCCAACCTCTTAATTCCCATTCCTTTATCATTTTCTCAACTTTATCTAACGAATATTTTAATTTATGCATGCTCATTTTCATCACACTCCTTCTTTTCCATCGAAAAAGCCATTTAATCGCTGTCCTACCTCCTGCTGGTAGCGGAGGAATTCCTTGTATCTTTTTATGGCAGTTACGGCCTTATTTCTGACCTTCTTTGAGTAATCCCAGTAATAATCTCGGACTTCCTCCGGGCCGATTTCGTTAGGGTCGCCGACCATCTCGCTAATTCTTCTGATGTTTTTTAATATTTCCTTTCTCGTATTTTGTGAATATCTCTCCTGTAGCCATTCCTCAAAAGAAAGAAGAATTAAATCCATCTTTATCCCTCCTCGAGAGCAGATAAAAATAAATCAAGCTTCTCTTCATCAACGCCGTAGCCTTCTTTGATATCTCTTAAAAAGCTGTAAAGTTCATTGAAAA